AATTTCAAGCAGGCCTCCTCGACGAACTAGGGCTTTACGTCAGGCACAGCGCCTGGCTCCACGCATTGCCGCACGCGGTGGGCGAAAGCCGGGCGCAGCCCGTGTCGCGTCTCAAGCGCCAGCGGGATGCGCGGTCAGCCCCGAACTGGCAACCACCCATGCCGCCCGTGCAGGCCGGCCACCACCTCCTGGGCTACCTCTGGGAGATTGGGCCCACCATGCCGGCCGGCTCTGGCGTGGGGGCCATCACCCAGCAAGAGATCGCTGCGTGGCAAGACAACACCGGGGTCGGCCTGCAGTCCTGGGAGGCACGGGCCCTGCGCAGTTTGTCTGCGCAGTACCTCAGCGCATGGCACGAGGCGCAAGAGCCTGACGCACCCCCGCCGTGGAGGCCTGCTGAAGGCCCGAGCCAGCAAGAAATGACCGCAGTGTCGATGACCATGCGCGAGCGAATCCGCCGCATGGCCAGTGCGTAGAGACGGAAGAGGCACCCATGAATGTAGGACGGCTTGAAATTGAACTGCTGGCCAATATGGCCCGCCTGCAGACCGACATGGCTGATGTCAAGAGGTCTGTGGTCGGCGCCATGGCCAGCGTCGAATCGTCGGTGTCGGCGGCGAAAACTGCGCTGGTAGGACTCGGCGTTATTGGTGCTGCTGTCACCTTTGCCGGCACCATCAAGGGCGCCATTGACGCGGCGGACCAACTCAACAAACTGAGCCAGCGCACCGGCCTGGCGGTTGAATCGCTCAGCCAGTTGCAGTTTGCGGCGAAGCTCAGCGACGTGAGCACCGAGAGCCTGACCACTGGCCTGAAAAAGCTCAACATCTCCATCGCCGAAGGTCTGGCGGGCGACAAGGAAAAGATCGCCAATTTCAAGGCGCTGGGAATTACCCTGACGGACGCGACCGGCAAGGCCAAAACCGCTGATCAAGTCTTGCTCGACATGGCTGATTCTCTGTCCAGAGCCAAAGACGGCGCGGGCAAGACGGCTGTTTCTGTGGCGCTGCTGGGCAAGGCTGGGGATGAAATGATTCCCCTGCTGAACGGGGGCAGCGAGGCGATCAAGGAAATGATGGGCAACGCCGACAAGCTCGGGCTGACAATCAGCACCAGCTTTGCGCAGCAGGCTGAGCAGTTCAACGACTCGCTCACCGTCATGCAGTCTGCTGGCCAAAAGGTCAGCATTTTGCTGGCTGGCGACTTTGTGCAGGCCACGGCCTCCGCGATGAAGGCCATGGTGGCGGCCACGATTGAAGGCGGTAAGTTCGCTGGCGTTCTGGCTGGCCTGCAAACCCTGCTGACGGGCGACGACAGATACAAGGCCAACGTGGCTTTGGTGGAATCCACTGAAAAGCTCATGGCCGCGCAAGACGCGCAAGACAAGGCCCGGGCCCGGGGAGACGCAGCCACTGTGGCCCGGCTGGGCGTGCGCATTGCCATGCTGCGCGAAGAGGCCGGCATGCATCAGCGCATGGGCCAGCAGCTGGACGTGCAGGCCGCCAAGGAAGAGGCCGCGAAGCCCAAGCAGACACGCACCATCAACGCCCCCAGCAAGCTCGCCACCGGCATGAGTGATGCCGAGCGCGACCGCCTCAAGCAGCTGGCTGACGACATGGCGTACTACCGCAAGCAAAGCTATGAGGAAGGCCAGGCGATCAACAATCGCAACCAAGAATTCCAGAAGCAGCAGGCCATCCTTGCCGAACTGGCCGCCAAACAGTACCTCGACTACGTGATGGCCATTGACAAGGGCATCATGGCCAGCGTAGAGGCCTTGGGCGCCGGCATGCGCGAGGCTGAGCAGTACGGCCTGCTCAAGTCTCAGATCACCGCGCTGACGGTTGCCAAGCTCGACGCGGCCCGCGTCTCTGCCATCACGCCCGAAGAGCTGGCGGCCATTGATGCGCAGATTGCCAACTACGAAAAGCTGATCGAAATACAGCGCGGCACCGAAGCCGCAGAAGCCAGCCGCAAGGCCTCTGACGATGCGGCGCGCGAGTGGCAGAAGGCGACTGACCAGATCGGCCAGAGCCTGACCGACGCGCTCATGGACGGCGGCAAAAACGGCGCGGATTACATCGTGGGCCTGTTTCGCACCATGGTGCTGCGCCCGGTGATTCAGGCGGCTGTCAGCCCGGTGGCGGGCGCGGTGAATAGCGCGCTGGGGTTGGGTGGCATGGGTGGCTCCACCGGCCTGGGCGGCGCCATGGGCGCTTTCGGTTCATCGGCTGGCAGCACGGCGCTGGGCCTGTATGGCGGCGTGGGTGAGCTTGGCTCGCTGGGCTTTGGTGAAGCGCTGTCGGGTGGCTTTGGTGCGCTGGGTAGCGGCAGCATTGGCGCCGGGCTTGGCACGCTGGCCGGCGCCCTTGGCCCCATCGCTATCGGCGCCATGCTGGCCAGCTCTATGTTTGACGGCGGTGGCGGCCCCAAGACCGAAGGGGGCGCCGACCTGGCCGGCAACCTCAGCACCAGCTATGCCGCCCTGGCCGGCAAGCTGGGCCTCAAGGGCAACGCCCGCTTCGGCGCCTTCAGCTCGGCAGACCCATCGGGCGATGCGCTCACGCAGCTGCAGGTGTCGGCCTTCCAGAACGACCGCGCCGTCTACAGCCGTGAAGACCGCCTCGGCGGCTTTGAAAACGTAGGCCGGTCGGCTGAAGAGCTGGCCGCAGCCGCAGCCGAAGAAGTCAGCCGCGCCATGCTGGCCGCCGTGCTGGCTGATGACACTCTGGCCCCCAGCCTGCGCGCCGTGGTCGGCAGCACAGACGCCTATGCCTCCAGCCTGGCAGACGTCAACACCGCGCTCACCCGCGTCACCACCGCCGCCGATCTGCAAGAGCAGATCTACCAGCTCACCGCGTCTGATGCAGACAAACTGGCCCGCTCCCGCGACCTGGAGCGCGCCGCCATGGACGCAACCCTGCTGCCCCTGCTGGACCAGCGCATCGCGCAGGAAGACCTGACCACCGCCACTAGGGCCGCAGCCGACGCCGCGGCAGAAGCCGCGCGCACGCAAGAGCGCATCGACAGCGAACGCCTCAGCCTGCAAAAGCAGCTCTGGCAGCTGGAAGGCGACACCGCCTCCCTGCGCGCCGCCGAGCTGGCCGCGCTGGACCCTGCCAACCGTGCCTTGCAAGAGCACATCTGGGCGGTCCAGAAAGTGGCAGACCTCACAGCAGAGGCCACCGCCGCGCAAGACCGCTACAACGCCAGCATCGCCAGCAACAGGGACTTCCTGGACGGCGTCAGCCTCAACATCCGCCAGTACCTGGACAACCTCAACGGCACCAGCGCCGGCCTGCTCACCGGTGGCCAGCAGCTGAGCAGCGCGCAAAGCGCCTTCGACCGGCAATACGCCCTCGCCCAATCTGGCAACCGCGACGCATTGGGCAGCATCACCCAGTATTTCGACGCGCTGCTCAGCGCCAGCAAGGCCCAGTACGCCAGCGGCGGCACTACGCAAGGCATCCTCGCCATGGGCCGCGACAAGCTGGCCGCGCTGCCCGGCCTGGTCAGCCCTGAGCAGTTGATTGTGGACGCCATCAACACCACTGGCACCGCCACCCAGCAGGCCCTGCAGGCGCTCACCAATAGCGTGGTCAACCAGCTGCAGACCGGCTTTGCCCAGCTGGACACCACGGCAGACGGCCTGCTCAGCCAGCAAGAATTCCTGGCCGGCCTGCAAGGGCAGGGCAGTAACAGCACCCTGCAGGCCATCTTTGCCACGCTCGACGCCAATGGCGACGGCCAGCTCAGCCGCCTGGAGGCCATCGCCAGCACCGGCAGCGACCAGCTCAGCGAGGCCGTCAAAGCCACCGCCAGCCTGGAGGCCATCGCCTTCCAGCAGCAGCAGTTGGACAACATCTGGCAGCGCACGGGTGGCGTGGTGGACAACACCAGCGACATCAACCGCAGCGTGCTCGGCATGTGGAGCACCCTGCACGCGGACCTGGGCACCATCAGCACCCAGCTGGCGGCGGGCCTCACCGTGCGCAGCGAATACCGAAGCGGCGGCCTCAGCACCTTTGCCAAGGGCGGCGTCTTCACCAACAGCATTGTCAGCACGCCCACCTATTTCGCATCCAACCTCATGGGCGAAGCCGGCCCCGAGGCCATCATGCCCCTGGGCCGTGGCGCCGGTGGCTCGCTGGGCGTGCGCACAGACGGCGCCACCGCCCGCGCCATTGCAGACCTCGGCAAGGGCCTGCAGCGCCTCGAATCCGTCATGGCCGCCCACCTGCAATACGTGCAACGCCTGGGCCCGGCGCAGCTCGACGCCACCCGCAAAACCGCCACCAACACAGGCGCCATTGCAGACGCGGCCCGTAATAACCCGCTGAAGTCCACGCGGCTGGAGGTTAGTGGCGCATGAACGAATTTCTGGCAGAAATTGGCTACCTGAAGACCAACAAAAGTGCGGCGCTTACGTACACCTATGTGGGCACCGGCAGCAGGTCATTTACCACCGAAACAGGAAAAGACTTTGTAGTCGGTGAGCCGATAGAGCTGCGGCAAGAAGGCTGGTATTTCGGCTACGCACAGGCCACGCTTACGGCGTACAACAGCGCCACTGGTGCAATGACCGTCAACATCGCCAGTGTGGGCACGATTTATGGCGCCATCACCAGTTGGACAATTCGGCAATATGACTACATCCGCGCCAGCACAGCGGGCTACGTCACCGCGCCGGGAGACACGCCCAGCAGCACACACTGGCCGGGCCGCCTGATCAACCCGGGCACCGTCAGCCGCCACCTGTTTGGCAAGGGCAACACACGCGGCAGCACCGAGGTTGCTACCGCCACCATCACGCTCAACAATTCAGACGGCGCGTATGACGACCTGATTGCCTACTCGTTTGACGGCGCCCCCGTCACGTTGATGATGGGCGATAAGGGCGCCGCCTTCAGCACCTTCACGCAGACCACCGCGCCGCTGGGTAAGTACTTTGTGGGAGTGGCTGAACAGCCTGTGTACAACGACAACGGAGACGGCAGCACCCTCACCATCAGCGCCCGCGATGCGCTGCACGCGCTTGACATTCCGCTACAGGCCCGAAAATTTGCCGGCACCGCCACCAGCACCACGGGGATAGAGGGCACGGCCGGGGACTTGTTGGGCAAGCCCAAGCCGGTCTGTCTTGGTTATGTGTACAACGTCACGCCGCCGCTGTGCAATGCCACGCTGGGCGTGTACATGCTGTCTGGATACGGGCTCGATTCCGCCGCCACTGTGACGGTCTACGACAACCATGTTTCCACCGGCATCACGCGCGGCGCAGACTATTCCAACCTGGCTGCGCTGGAGGCCACTGCCCCGGCAGCGGGTGAATACCGTGTTTGGCCATCTGGCGGCGTGTTTCGCCTGGGCTTCACGCCCGTGGGGCAGATTACGGCAGATGTCGTAAATAACGGTTTTGCCAGCTTTACAGGGCTTGCCTTTCTCCTGCCCGCCATGTTGTTTGAGGCCGGGCGCTATGTGGTGCCTTATGGCCTTGCTCCTGGCCCACTGAACACCAGCAACAACATCTACGAAACCGAGGAAACCAACCTCCTGGACGCTGTAGACGGCATGCTGGCTGGAATTAATGGCTGTCTATTTGCCAGCAAGGCCGGCACCATCACGCTGGGCCAACTGGTCGAGCCCAGCGGCACGCCATCGGTGTACATCACAGAGGGGCAGGTGCTGCAGATCGCCCGCACAGTGCCAGACCCCAGCACCACGCGCGGCATACCTGCGTGGCGCATCAACCTCAAGTACAAGCGCAACCATACCATCCAGACCGAGCAGCAGCTCACGGGCAGCGCCACGCCGGATGACATTGCCTTCTGCGCCAACGAATACCGCACGGTCACTTGGGAAGACGCCACCGTGCAGAAGCAGTGGCCCCTGTCTCCAGAGTTAAACGTAACCACCTGGCTAAACGAACAGGCGCAAGCGCAAAACGAAGCCGACCGCCTGGGCACCATCCACGGCGTGCGCCGCGACATGCTCAGCGTCACGGTGCCACTGAATGACGACACATCGCCGCTGGAGGTGAACCAGATCGTCAGCTTGACGCACAGCCGCTACGGCCTCAGCGGCGGCAAGCTGTTCCAGGTCTTGGGCTACGAACTGCAGGCCCCCAGCGCCCAGCAGACCGGCACCATCACCCTCACTCTTTTCGGCTGACAAAACATGATCACCCGTTACTTCAAATTTGCAAGTCAAGAGGCCTTTGAGGCCACGCTGCCGCAGGGCTGGCGCGCAGTGGGCGAAAGCGTCGCGCCGCTGCCTGCGGGCGTTGATGCGCTGCGCGTCATGCCGCACCCGCTGTGCACCCCGGGCCGCTGGGGTCTGGATGCCCAGGGCTTCCCGGTTGAGCTGGTGCCGCCGCAGCCGTTGAGCGGCTACCACGTCAACGCGCTCATGAATGACGCGGCTGATCTGCCGCCAGGCTGGGCGGAATGTCAGGTCTACCCGGCTGCGCCCATGGGCATCTTTGCCGGCAGCGTGGCCGCGCCGCGCCCGCAAGAACAGAAGGGCTGAACCATGGCCAACGCAATTTTGGGCACCAAAAACCGCGCTTCGGCGGCCACGTACTCGGGCGGCAGCTGGAGCAGCACGCTACCCATCACCAACCTGGCCACCACGGACGTGACGCAAGTGGCCCGCACCAGCAGCGCGGCCCTGGCTGACACGCGCTTCCGCATGGACCTGGGCGCCAACTACACCTTGCGCTGCTTCGGCCTCATCAACCACAGCCTCAGCACCGCCGGCACCTGGCGCGTGCGCGCCGGCACGGCCGGGCTGGATGTGGACTACACCAGCGGCGCGCAGAGTGATGACCGCATTGCCATCACAGGCGGCGTGGGTGGCATGCATGTGGGCCCGGCTGGCGTGCTAATTGCCAACGGCAGCGCCGCTCCTCGGCTGGTCTATAACTATGCGACGCTGGCGGCAGAAGGCGTGCTGCTCGAAGGCCCAAAAACCAACCTGATCTTGCGGTCTGAAGACTTGAGCCATGCCGCATGGATCACCGGCATCGGCGCCAGCATCACGGCTAACAACGCCGTGGCGCCAGACGGCAACACCACCATGGACCTGTTGACCGTGACCCTGGCGGGCGGCTACGGCACGCAGCAAAGTGTCACCATCACGGCCGGCAGCACCCTTACTGTCAGTGCCTACGCCAAGCCCGGCGCCAGCAACTTCCTGCGGATGCAATTTGCGGGCACCATCAATAACTGGTTTGACATTTCTACCGGCGCTCTGGGCACCAGCAGCGGCACACATGCCAACGTCACACTTGTGAGCCGCAGCATTGAACTCGCGCCCAATGGCAGCTATCGCATGGCCGTGACGGTCACCACCACCACCATCACCAGCATCCAGCTAAATTTTTTGTGCGCAGCCACCTCGGGCGCCACCGCCCTGGTAGGCAACAGTGCCAACATCTGGGGCGTGCAAATTGAAGAAGGCGGCCTCACCAGCTACATCCCAACGGCAGGCAGTACCGTTACCCGCACGGCGGACGCCGTTACCGCCATCAGCGGCGCCACCTTCACGGCGCTGCACAGCGCCACCGCCGGCACGCTGTACGCAGAGTTTGTGCTCGTCAACGCCACCGGCACGCACCCCATCCTGAGCCTGGACGACAACACCGCCAATGAGCAGCTGCGCCTTTACACCAGCGGCACCGACCCCAAGTTCACGGTTACCGATGGCGGCGCCACGCAGGCCGATCTGGACGCGGGCACAGTAGCCGCAGCCACCACCTACAAGATGGCCGCCAGCTGGGCCGCCAATGACTTTGCGGCGTGCCTGAATGGTGGCACCGTGGCCACCGACACCAGCGGCACCCTGCCCACGGTAGACCGCCTGCGCATTGGCGCAGACCAGGCCGGCAACGGCGCGGCCATGTACCTCAAGCGCGTTACCTGGTGGGCCACCGCGCTCACTGATGCGCAGCTGCAAAGCATCACCACCACCAGCCCGGACGCACTGGGCTACAACAGCGGCTGGGTCGATGCAGACCGCCTGACGTGGTATGAAGACGTGCCCACCGCCTGGGGCGGCATCTACCCGCTGGTGGAGCCCTTCACCACCGCCATCAGCGCCAGGTACATCACCTTTGAGGCCAGCGACACCACCAACGCCGCCGGGTATCTGGACTTTGGCCGCCCATTCGTTGGCGACGCGCTGCAGGCCACGTACAACATTTCATACTGCATGGCCGACGGCCTTGAAGACTTGTCGGGCCGCGCCGTCAGCCCGGCCGGAAAGGTCTACGGCACCAGCCGCCGCCCGCGCCGCAACGTCACGGCCCAGCTCGACTGGCTGAGCCAGCCCGAGGCAGACCGCATCCACGAAGTAATGCTCAACGCCCGCACCTTGGGTGAGCTGCTATGGGTGCCCGACCCTGCGGATGCCGCCCTGGTTCAGCGCTATGGAATGCTCTGCACCCTGAAAGAACTGCCCCAGGTGGGATACCCGATGCAAGCCATACGCAACTGGCAGTTTGCGTTGGAAGAGATTTTGTAATGCGAACGCGAAACGGGGCCTGAATCATGGACTTTCAAACAATCATCAACATCGGGGCCGGCGGCGTATTGGCGTGCATGGGCTGGTTTGCGCGGCAACTCTGGGACGCCGTGGAGGGCCTGCGGGCTGACGTGGCAAAGCTGCGCGAAGAGCTGCCCAAAACATACATCACCAAAGACGACTTCAAGGACGAGGCCGCAGAGATCAAGGACATCTTGCGCACCATCAACACGAAGCTCGATACCAAGGCCGACAAATGAAAACCAGCGCACGCGGCATCAAGCTGATTACGGACTTCGAGGGCTTCCGCACAGACGCCTACCGTGACATTGTGGGTGTGTTGACCATCGGCTACGGCTTTACCGAGGGCGTGAAATTGGGCGACAAGATGACCCGTGCGCAGGCCGACTACCGGCTGCAAAACGAATTGCGCAAGTATGAGTCGGCAGTGATTGAAGCTGCTGGGCGCTGCACCCAAAACCAGTTTGACGCGCTGGTGTGTTTCGCTTGGAATGTCGGCACTGGCGGCATGAGCAAGTCCAGCGTCATCAAGGCGCATCGCCGGGGCGACTACGACGCGGCGGCGCGGGCCTTTGGGCTGTGGAACAAGGCAGGCGGAAAGGTGGTAGCGGGACTGACCCGCAGGCGCTCGGCAGAGGCTGCGCTGTACCTCGAACCGATGCCAGATGACGTGAGCGACGGCGCGGCGCCAGACATGCCGCAAGCGGTGGACGCTGAGCGGCCCATGTCGGCCAGCAACATCGTGAAAGCCGGGGGCGCTACGGCGGCAGTCTCTGCGCTGTCGGTCGCTGGCCAGGTGGCGCAGCAGATCCACGACATCAAAGAGTCGCTGGGCGAGTGGCTGCCCTATGCCGTGCTGGCCCTGGCCGTGGCCGGTATTGGCTTCGGGCTGTGGACAGTCTGGGAGCGCTGGAAACAGCGCACAGAGGGGCGGGCGTGATGTTCGCCCTATTCAGCCCCCGCCTATGGCTTGCCGTGGCCCTTGCTGTGGCTCTGGCTGCGTCTCACGGGTTTGCCTACAAAACCGGCAAGGGCGTTGTGCGCGCTGATTGGGACCGTGATATTGCCGAGCGCACTGCGGCGGCGCTGAAGGCAGAGCAAGACGCTCGGGCGAAAGAATCCGCACTGGTGGCGGCAAAACAGAAAGTAGAGGTCCAATATGCAGCACAGAAAAAGCGTGATGCCGTGGCTATTGCTGGCGCTCAGTCTGAGCTTGACGGGCTGCGCAACGCACTCGCCGCCCGCGATAGTCAGGCCGGCACAAATACCACCCCCATCGCCGGAATTGATGGAGCCCCCAGACTTGAGCGACAGCTACTCGGGCAGTGTGCAACAGCTCTTACGCAGTTGGCAGAAACTGCTGATGGACTGGAAACGCGGATCGTAGGCCTGCAGGGCTACGTGCGAGAGGTCTGCCTGAAATAGCAGTTGCCATCACGGCACTTCGCGCCCCGTGGCTTGGCGGCTACGAGGCTTTTTTGTTCATATCCTCGCCGCAATCTGGTCAACCGACTCCCGGTAGTAAGCCTTCAGCAAAATGTTCAAGTCTTTGTGCCGGCTGATGCGCAGCCAGCACAGATCGCGGCTTAGGTAGTGGGTCACGGCTTCACCCCTCCATCAAGTTCAAGTTCCATCGTGTGCGGGCAGCGCTCGGGCAACTTGTCGCCTTGCTTCACAAACGCAATGCATTGCACAACACCATCAATCTCGCGCCATTCCTTGGCTTCGCCTCTGAATGAAGCGTTGAGGATTTCGCAGTAAAGCGAAGGGTCGGCATCGCACTGTTCCTGCGTGGCCGTGCCGTTCATCAGCTTGTCACGCTCGCAGAAGCAGCACTGGCTTTCGATCATGGCCGCGCCTTCTGTGCCGTTTGATGGCTCCCACTGTTCGCCGGGTAGGTCTGCGAATTGTTCGAGTCCGTCTTCTTCAATCACGGCTTCACCCCTCTAGCCCGGATATCTGCGGCAATATGCGCCAATGGCGGATCATCCACATCTTTGGCGATGCACCGCGCTTCAATGGCTTCCACCACCTTCGCTGCGTCTTCAATTCCAGCCACACGGCCAGCTTCGTAGCAGACCTGAGCAACGCGCATCGTAATATTTGCAATGGCCTCTTTGGATAGTTCAGCCATGTGTCCCCCAACGCCCGACCAGCATGCCGAGCAGCAGGCCCGCAATAAAAACAATGAAAAAGTAAGCTCCGGTTTCAGCCATTGGTCATCCCCTTTCCAATCTCAGCGGCAGTCATAAGAATTGCGCGGCATGTGGCGCGCTCAGGGTTGTCACCGTAGGTGTGGCAAAACTCGGTAGGATTGGACTCTCGCATCTGGTCACCGCGCCTGCGCTGCTTAGTTATGACGCTGTGTTTTACCGGTGAATAAAAAGGGTACGGTTCAATACTGATTCCCAATTTGATTGCCAATCTTGTTGCATCGGCTAGGTCCGTGTCTGGTGCCCATTCATGCATCCTGCCGTCCATGGCAAAGAACCACGGATATTCATGCCCATCGGCGCGCGCAGCCCACTCCAGTAGTTCACGGTCTGTAGTCACTTCAGCGCCTCCTTGATGGCCGTCTTGAACTCGTGCCCGACTTGGCAGCGGTGGGCGCAATCCATGTTGTCGCACGCTTCCTGAGCCCTCTTGCTGGCCCATTCGACGGCGGCTTGCCAGCCACTTGCCTGACCAAGAAACCGCTCCCCTGCGTAAGAATCTTCCCAGCCTTGCCGGACTTCGTAAGCGCCATCTTTGACAATGATGGCAGCGGGTCTTTCAAAGATCGCCTCAAACGCTTCACGGCTTGTCATAGCTCATCCAGTTTTTTGAGGGCAGCAGCGGCTTTGTCAAAGTCGTGCTGATTCGCTGAATACTGTTCGTTCATGCGGACAACGTGGCGCAGCGCTTCCACACAGCCCAGCAGGGCCAGGATGTTTTCTGGGCTTGCGAACGCCATCAAAACAGCATTGGCGTGCGATTGCTCGTGGTGCAAGTACGCCTCAGAATAAACCTTTGCCAGCAGTGTTTTTGCCGCCACTGGTGTGTAAGGCAGCCCTGCGCGATCTTCACGCGGATGCACTATCCACGGCCCCGGCGTAGCCTTGAGCGCTGCCGCTTTGAGTTGTTCGGTGTTCATGCTGTCGCCCCTTCCTCTTTCGCAAGCACTTGAAGGTTGTTCATCAACTTTTTATTGAGCGCTATGCAAATTGCTGCTGAGCGATAGCGTGTCCAGCGCATCGGGGCGTCGTCATCAATGATCTGGCACAGCACCCAAGCAATGCGGTCTGTGGTGTCGGCGGTCTGTTCGTTGTATGGCTGATAGCTCATGCTGTAGGCTCCTTTGGTGCTGGTGGGAGGGCGCAGGATGATTTTTTTTCCATCCTTCGGCGCCTCACTTGATAGGCCGCCACTGCTGTCCGATGGCTAGGTCTTCGACTGAGGCGCGGACTTGCTGGAGCGCAATGGCTCCGGCTTCCGGGTCATAGCTGCAGGCCTCAAAGGCTATCACCCGAGTCATCACCCCATCAACCGCCCCCTGAGCCGCATCAAGGCGGCGGAGGATTTCCACAGCCTCCCGGACCTTCGCTTGATCTTCAGACATTGCCATAATCTTTTCAAGGCCTTCGTCACGCATGGCGATGACGGCGGCCTCCAGCTCTGTGATGCGGGATTGCAGGGCGGTGACGGCTGACTCGGGGTAAAGCGGCTCAAGGTCTTCGTGACAATGAGACTCGTAATAAAAGGTCATAGGACAACTTTCATACATCTCAGTTCGAAACCACGCCACTGGCTCAGGTAGCTTGCTCATGGCATTTCTCCTTGCAAAAACATCCACCGATCAATCGCTTCTTCTGCTTCCCACTTGCGGCTGTAAGGCCCATAAAACATGGTGTCGCCCGCGTCGTCTTCGCTAGTCCAGTAAATTCCGCTGCTCGGCTCTTCCGGCGTCTCACTGCCCGGAAATACGGTGTAAGTTCTTGGTCGCTTCATGCTTTTTCTACCTTCACTGCGGGCTGCATGTCTCGCGCACATAAGCGCGGCAGTAGCCGAGGCGGTGTGGGGTGCTTTGAATTCACGGGGCATGGTGGTTCTCCTGGGGGTTAAAAGTGGTTGCATCGCCCTTCAGCGAGTCCGTCGCTGTAGGACTGGGCGCAGGAATCGCGGGCTGAGCGTTGTTCGTCGCGCATGTCTTCCCGCTGCTGGCGCACTTGAGCGGTCAGGCACTCAATTTCGAACAGCAGGCACTGCAGGTTGCCGGCGGGGATTTCGACTAGGGCATGGCCGGGTTGGCCTTCGCACGCGGCCTGCGCGGTACCGATGGCGCTGGGGAGCTTCACGCGGTGGTCGCGTAGATGCTTCTGGTGAGCGATGATTTCTGCGTTTGTCATGGTCAAGCCGCCTGCTTCGCCTGAATGGCTTCGAGGTGCCCGACCATGGCCGCCAGGATGTTCGGCACATCGGCCAGCCGGTAGAGCTTGGCGTTCTGCTGCGTCTCGACCACCGGGAACCCCAGCAGGGCCAGACCATCGGCAGTGATCGACAAGGGGGCAATGCGGGCATTCAAGTCGCCCAGCTTGATACGGGCGCTGGTGTCAACGGCTGGGGCCTTGGTGGGCATGGGGAGCACTTGCGCCGTCTTAATGGCTGCACTGGCGATCAGGTCGGAACTCAGTTCATTGGCGACTTTGCCGAGTTGAACCAACAGCGGGGCGAGGGCTTCGTCAGGCTCAGTGTTTTTGATGCCGGCTTGAATCTGCTGATTCAGCGCGGCGGCTTCGTCAGCCACGCGCTTCGATTCCGCCTGCTCTGCCGCCTGTTTGGCTGCAGCCTCGCGCTGCTCCTGCTCGATTTTGGCGCGTGCTTCCCGTTCGGCCTTGGCCTGCTCCTCGGCCCGGATGCGCTCGCGCTGTTCGTTCTCGCGGCGCTCCTGATCTGCCTTGCGCACGGCCAGCACGTTCGCCAGATCCTCGGGAGCCTTGGTCACCAGCTGGGCGGTGTCGTGCACGAGCAGGCCGGATTCCTTGATGGTCTTCACGTTTCCGTGAATACGGTTTGCAAGTTCGCCGGCCGCGATCTTGGCGCGCGCCAGCTCGGTGCCCAGCGCATCGCGGATGCTGTCCACGGTCTTCTTGCCCTTGATGACGCCAGCAAAGTCAGCCGGGACCATGCTGGCCGGCAGGTAGTTGCCGGGCATGGCGGCATTCAGTTCGCTGATGTGCTTCGCCAGGTCGGCCTGGGCCTGCATGACAAGCTCGGTGCGGATGGCTTCCTTGCGTGCGGCCACCAGCTTTTCATGCTGCAGACGGGTGGCGCGGGCCAGAGCCTTGAAGTCGCCCACCATGCGGCGCATGGCCTCAACATCCGCCATGCTGGCCAGGGCATTGGATTCAGCGGCTTCCAGCGCTTCCTCGGCACGCTTGAGGGCCTTGCAGGCGGCATCGGTATCCGCGAATTCCTGATCGGTGGACGGCTTCGCGGGCAGCTTGGCAATGAATGCCTTCAGGGCTTCACCGAAGGCGGGCAGGTTGGAGACGACTGCCAAGGCGCCATCCATGCGGACGCTGACGGCCGGCAGGGCTTCGACCGGTGCGGCAACGGCCACTGGTGTAGATTCGGCGGGGACGTAGGCGGCGACATCCGCCTCGATCTGTTTCCACGTCGGGATGATCTTGGCGCGCAGCTCGGGGTTTGAGTGGTACCACAGGTGCGCGAACGTCTCGCCATCGCCAGCCGTGAACAGGCACTTTTCAGCGCCGGAAAGCATCAGGCCCTGCTCCATCTGCGGGTGGTACTCGGGCGGAATGACGCCGGCCCGCAGCGCGGCCACCAGTGCGGCATTGGGAGATTTGTTTTCCCACGACTTTTCCTGCATCAGCGTGAGGCCGTCAAAAGATGCCGACACGCGCTTGGACAGGCCGGGCACTTCGGCGGCCAGCACTTGGGGGTACAGCGATTCGCCCACGGTGTCTTCGGCCAGCGGCAGGGTCTTGGCTTCGTTTTCGTGGCCCTTGTCAAAGCGGGCCTGAGTCATGTCGTCAACCTCGGGGGTGATGCCCGTGGCAAGGCGCTTGATGAGGTCGGCGCGGCTCTGGTACTTGGACAAGCCCATAGCGGCGGCAAGCTCGCTGGCGTTGAAGCAGGATGCCCGGTGCTGCAGCCACTCGGGGCTGTTGGGCTGGACGGCGATGGTTTCGGTTTTCATGTGTTGCCTTTCAGGTGTTCAGTTCCGCAACGCGGCGGGTATAGATGACTTCCAGCTCCTTGCGCTGGCTTTCAGCCGGGACCAGTTGGATCAGGTCAGCGGCCTCGGCCAACTTGTCGGAGTCGGCCGCTGTTGCCAACCTGTCAGCCACAGCGGCATAGGTCATGCTGATTTCGCCGGTAGCGGTATCCGCCTTTTCTGGCGCCTTGATGGCGTTGATCTGGGCTTCTTGTGCCGGCGTCAGTTCGCCTTTGGACTTGGCCAGGCTGATGATTTCGCGATTGGTCTTCAGGCCCTCGGTGATGGCCTTGGTCCAGCGGGGCAGCTGGGCGGCAAACTTGTCATCGGGCCAGACTGTGATGTCTGGCTTGGGCGCGGGAGGCGGGGCGCCGACAACATCGGCGGGGCCCATGAACTTCTCGCCGGGCGTCCCGCCGTCCAGCTCGTCAGTGGTGTAAACGCCCAGGATGGCGCCGGGGGTGTGCAGTCGTCCGAACTTGCGCACGGCGAGGTAGCACAGCTGTTGGTAGGGGTCAGTTGCCCACTGAGTAGAAAACCGGGGATAGGCCTGTGACAGCATCACCGGCAACTCGCGCACATGGCCGTTGGCCAGCGTGGCGCGCACAATCACGCCCAGGCCTTCCTCGTCTTTCTTCGTGTAGGTGGCGACGTAGTATTTCCCACCGCCTGAGCCGTCGTCGCGTTTCTGGCCGGTGCGTTCCTCGACCTTGCCCAGCACCTTCGACCAGTCACCGATAGGCACATAGTCCGGCTCGCCCTTGACGGCACCGGTGCTGACCAGCACGGCGCTGACCAGCTGCGCCTCGTAGCCCAGAGCACCGCTTTGTGAGAGGTGAGTTTTCTGGGCCACGGCAAAGGGGTTCATGCGCCAGCCCAGCGCCTGGATGGTGATGGCCATGCAGTCGCCCATGTTGCCGCGCAGGTGCTTGGGGACGCTGACGGCGCCCTTTGCCATCAGGCCGGCGAAGCTCTGCACGCGATCAAAAGATGGGCCGAGAATCAGCGCGGCCGCGTCTGTGACTTGGCCGACTTCATAGGATGCCGGCGCAACGGCCAGGGCGGTGGTTTCAGATGCGGATGATGCGGACACGGGGGTTACCTCCAGAAGTTGCCAGCCAGATAGCCGGCGATGAAAAGGACAAAAACGATCAGGAGCACGATGACCCAAAGGGGGATGGCGAAGTCGGGTTCTTCCGGTTCTTCGGTGATGCCGAGCGGAAGCTCCCCGGCCCGGTAGTGGTCTACCGCCTTGTCGGCCTCCATCTGACCGGACAGGTGACAGGCGCGAAGCATTGCGCGTTCGCTGTCATCAATGCCGCCGTCTTTTTCGCTGGCGATGAAGATGGGCGCGTTCATGGCGCGTTCGTGCGGGGTCATCACGCCACCTCGTTTTCAATGGCCAGCAGCGATTGAATCTGCGCGTCAATGTCGGTCACTCGCTTGGCAAAGTCGGCCTGTACCTTGCGCTTGGCTTCCTGCAGCGTTGCGATCTGGCGGGCGTTGATATCGCCTTGATCGTCAATGGTTACGACGACTTCGGCGGTGCCTACTTTTGTCCAGCCGCTGGGCCTCATATCAGGGACTGCGACATAGACAGCATTCAATCCGCGTCTATCTATGTCATGCATGTGCCCATAAGAAGGAAGCCACACGCCCATTGTTCCTTTGATCTGTTTCACTTTCCCTCCAGTGCGCGAAGAACGCGCTGCTGTGTTTGAGCCATGGAATTCCGCCCACGGTCAGCGGCTGCACGCTTGGCAATGCCGTCCAGAAACGCCACACGCGCAGGGCGGTAGACCTCGGGATCGTTCGAGTGGCGCGGGTTGAAGACGTAGGCCCGGTGCAAAAGCCAGTTGCTACCCATCGCCTTCACGGCAGCACAGCGGGCTTCGTGGACAGCCAGGGCCTCAGATTCCACGCGGCGCGGTTCAATGACCGGGGTCGGTGCGGGCTGGATTACGCGGAGTGGGGCGGCCATTACGCGGCTCCTTCCGTAGCATTCGGTGTGTCCGTGAGCGCACGAGCCCAGCTGTCATAACCACCACGATCCATCTGAACCCGCAGCGCGTAGTTCTCACGAGTGCGCGGCAGTTGAGGCGGGCACTCAACCGGGTGCGCCACGATGCCAGCCATGCCAGCATTGATCGCCATTACAACGGCGTCACAAGCTGTGGGCGCTGTTTCGTGCCACTCCACCTTGCGGCCATCTGGTGCCG